GATGCCAGAGCCCAGAAAATTAGGGTCTCTAAAGGAAAGGTGTATCCGTTCCCCATTGCGGAGAACTTCTCTTGGAGAACGATGCTACCATCGGGTAGCTCGATTTTTCCTGAACGCCCGCGAGCTAACGCTTGCGCCCAGTCAAGAGGAAGAAACTCGTACACTATCTCGCGAGAGACATTGTCCGATGCGCCTACAAGGTCCAGCGTTGCTAAAGCGCCGGTAAGTGATCCCGCCTTCGCAGCCCTTTGATTCAAGGACTGGTCGCGGATATCAACCCCGAATGCAGCAAGGCGTTTCGCCATTTCGACACCGTACCCCAGCTGATACATGATGTTCAGCAGGGGCTCTATGCCAATCAGACGGTAAACCAACGCATTCTTGAAGACGAAGCAGAGCTTGGTATGGTTAATCTCCACATCTACTCTGTCCCACTCGTCGCCGTCTTCGTCCACCCAACTAAGGGAGGCCGACTCACTGGACAAATGCGGAAGCTCTCTCAGTATCGCTCTCACGAGCGGAAAGAGCTCTTCACTACAGTTGATGCCCTCCGCGCACTTCGCGCGGATTGATGCATCGGCTTTTCTAGTTTTCCTAGTCGAGCCAGGTCCGAACCGCAAGGTCAAATCTTCGAGCGACGGGACGTCGCCGAGTACTTTGCGAATTTTCCGCTGAGCCTGCAGGAAGCAGGTCTCAACGCGTTGGGGAAACCCTAAGGTACCCTGACGCCGCATTTCCAACCGATGATTCGTTTCCTTGCATAGCCGTTCGGCTTCGAGGAACTTACTCAACCCTGCCTCTTCGCGATCCACCCCAATATTAAGGTGGCGTAGCTTAGAGAAAAAGGCGACGGCTTGGCGAGCATGCTTCACAGCATGCGGAGTAAGGCCATCTAAAGAATAGTTCACTTCGAACTCACACAACTCTCGAAACTTGCTCCTGTGGATCATGCTCATCAGCACGTCCGCAAAAGGGCCAGATTCTTGAGCATGCGAGTATGCCAGATCCCTGAGAATGTCCAGAGACATGTCTTCGGGCAGGTTCTCCAGCCAGTGACTTAAGCACTTCATTCATTAACTCCTTAAAAAGTAATGGCTCGCTTTCGAGGGCGAGTATCGTTGAAATGACGATAATGACGTAGACGACCTCACGCCTGAACGGCGTGAACTTCGCCCAGTTTACAGACCGGGAAGCACGCGCGGACCCTTTGGGGGCCCGCCTCTGTGGGCGTTTTAGGCCCATAGAATTCTCCTTATCGACTTACGTCGGGAGAATGTACTTGTCAACAGCATCCGAAACAGGTCCCGACGTTGCCGCCGCGACTGAAGTCGAAATGTTGTTGCCGATGTTGATCAGAAGCATACGCGCGAGTCGCGCGTCTGTCTCTGTCGATCGCTCGTGCCGAAATACCACCAGGCTCTCCTTGACCACGTGCGCCACTTTTGGGGGCGCCGTGTATCCGGACGAGTTCTGCGCGTTAACGGCC